TGCCAGCGCTGCCTGTTGCCGGTCGTGCCGTTGTAATCCACAATCAGGGCAGACAGGATTTTCGGCTTGATGACCGTAATCAGCCCCCGAGAGCGGTCCTCGGCCAGCGAGATATTGAGGTTGTGCGGCTGCTCCGACTCCATGCGGACCATGGGAGTTATGAGAACGTGGCACGACTCCATCACGCCACAGGGCGGCATGGTCGTGCGCTCATAGCCTTGGGTGCCATAGACGCTGTTGGAAACTGCAATTGAGCAGCACAGGTCAAAATCAGGGGCCTCCCGAGGTAATGGCTGGTCGTCGAAATAGAGATTGTCCGGGCCGAACAGGTCTTCCACCTTGTCCAGCAGCCGATTGCGGAACGCCCGGAGAATCTCGACCTGCGTTACCTGCGCTATTTGCATGAACCGCACCCTGCGGTGTTAGCAGTTGCCTCAGCCTTTGCCGGGCTTGATTCGCCAGTGCCGAGGGAGCTTGGCGGCCCGGATGCTTCCCCCTCTTTTGGCCATGGCTGCGAGAATTTAGCGGCCAATGCGGCCACGTCGGCCAGCAGCTCATCCCGGAAGGCGTCGGGGGCTTTTTCCTGCCTTGCACGGTCCTTGATGACGACCGCAATCGTCTGGAATGCCGACTCGGCCTGAATCGCCATTCGGCTTGCCCCGAGGAAAATAGCGGAAATTTGGTTGTCCATTACGTCCCATCCCATCCTGAACCGACATGAACCCGAAATGTCTGGGCGTCGTCGCCCCAGCTCACGCTGACGAAGTAAGTCCCCGGCCCCGAGAAGTTGGCCTTGGGAATGACGACTTCCAGGTTAAAACCGTCCTTGCCGTCCACGCCAGGGTTCCATCGCGGGTCAGGCAGTGCCACCGTGCCTTTGGGAGGCTCGTATTTGGCGTTGGTTACACTTGCGAGCGCGACGGCGTTGAACGGACTGAAGTCCTTGTTCATCTTGACGGTCACGGTGCCAGCAAAGGCAGCGCCATAAGGCACACCGCCATTGGTCCGCATCATCATCAAGAGCACGCAGTCCTGCCGCTCAGTCAGCACCTTGATTCGCATTTATCTGCACCAAGCTGGTTAAGTCGCTACAGGTCGAGCAGGCCCGGACCTTGCCGTTCAGGCAACTCTCTGGCCGCAGGCTGCACTCGCCGTGCAGCTCACAGCCCCAAACGGAAACCGGCCGCTTGATACAGGGCCGACTGCCGGCCTGCATTGTATAGGTAATTTCCTTGCGGTGAACGCAAAATAACTCCCCGGCCGCTGCCGACAATTCCGCTTTGGATGGCCCCAGAGCCGCTTGGTCAGCCTCCTGAGCCTGTTTCGGGGCCGGACGGGTAATCTGGACGACTCGGCTAGTCATTGCCCTATCGGGGCAGGTGATGCACCGCCGCGTTTGGCCGGCGTTGATGCGCTCCAGAACGCACTCGCCATGCTTGGAGCACTGGAAAACCGGCATCAGCTTGCCGTTGAACGGGCTGAACTCGAACCGGGCGACTTCGCCCAGGTGAACGCAGGCTTGATTGGTGAGGGTCACGGTTTCGCCGGTCACTTCCACCCCTATCGCGTTTTGGCCGGTCTTCTCGAACGGACTCGGCTGGGGGAAGCGTGCGAGCAGGGCTGACCGCAGATTCTCGTCAAACGCCCCGTCGCTCCAATTCACTAGCTTGTGCTCGGCAAGGCTTCGGGCCCAAAACCCCTCGGGCTTGGTCCCGCGAATGTAGGCAAACTCGCCGTCGATGGATTTTGTCGGGACTTGGTGGCGATTAGCGTACAGAATCTCAATCAGCCAGTTCCGGGCGGTCAAATCGACTTCCGAGGCGAGCTGGACGAGCTTTTGCTTCTCGAAACACCAAGGCCAATGGGTCGCCGTGTCTTTAGTAGGCCAGCCCCGCGCCGCACACTCGGCTAAGGTCGCCTTTCGGGACTCCTGCCACGGCGAGCCGCCAATCCGGGCAATATCCGATTCGGTGTAGTTACCCCCGCCCCGGTGCCGGGCGGCGAGCAATTCCTGAACGTCGATTTCGCTGCTAATAACCGTATCGTCGCTGAACACCAGAAACCGCTGGGTCACGTAATCAGCCCAGCAGGCGGTCAGGAGTTTGGATTGCACGTCGCGCTCCCGGCTCCCATTCTCGGTCACGGGTATCCGGTCCCCCGCGTACCAGTCAGGCGGCCGGCCAATGATAATCGGCATCGGGACGCAGCCTTTGAGGTTCTTCAGGCTCCGCAGGCTCCACCGCAGCTCATCGCCTCGGGCCGCGTAGTCCAGAAACGGGTAGACAATCGAAATGTTCATCGCCGGCAAATCCTTTTTGCGTACACGCTCGACGGGTCTTGGTACGGCCGAGTGTTGCGACCGAAAAGCCACGGGTCTAGGGCGCTTCCTATGTCAATCGCCTGAATTTTGGGGTTATGCTGCCAGAGGTAATGAACCAAAACGGTTCCCAGCGGGCCGGCCGCTACGAAAATCGGCACATTCGCCCACTGGCGCGCAATCAGGGCCATTTCGGCATAATACCGCTCGGCGTGCTGCGCGAACGCCAAGGCGCAATTTGATGGGGCCCCGTACATGCCACTGACAGAGCAGGGGAGCCCACTCCGCAGTTTGGCGCTGCCCTTGGCAATCAGAAAAACCGGGCGGTCCAGCTCGCCGCAAAGCCGGCAGAAGTCAGGCCAGTTGGAATTGATAAACAGGTTGGCAAAGGTCTGGACCCCCTTGCAGAGCCCGCCAAGGCTCGTTGCCGCGTTTTTATTGCAACAGGAGCACGAAATCCCATGAACCAGCGAAGTCTCGCCAGCGGCTTCGAGAAGGGCCCTGCCGAGGTCGCTCGGGCCTCCTCGCCAGTCCCAGCCGTCAACCGCCTTGGCTTGGCCGGCCACGGGAGCATCTTGCATCAGCGCCAGCTCGCCATCCCCGAACCGGGAAAAGGCAATCGGGTCGCCCCGGCGAATCACCGCCCACACCAGCCGCAGCGACTCGCCAAAATCATCGCTTAGCCATCTGCCATCAGCCGCCATCCTAGCCCCCTCAATCTACGATACTCCGCTTCGTACCCCCGCCAGCCCGCACTGGTCGCGCTGATGGCATGACCATCGCCGGCCATCCGGCGACCGTCAAGGCTTCCCCAAGGCTCTCGGTTGTGGCGAGGGTGGGGCGGGGTAAACGTGTCAAATCCGTTTTGCTGGGCGGTGAAGCTGAGCGCCATGTCCTCGCCGGCTCGCAGGTGGTCCCCGCAAAGCCGCATCACGCTCAGGCAAAGCCATTGCGGGATAAACCACGCATGACCCACCACGTCCACCTGCTCGACTCTATCAACAGGCCGCACCCAGCCATGCCGACTACCGCCGTGGTAGGTGCCACTCGGTAAGCGTATCCCGTTCGCGCCGTACACACCCGGCTGCCGCTCGTAACACGTCAGGCAGTTTTCCAGCCAGCGACAGCCAGGCACAGTGTCATCGTCGAACACGGCAACGAAATCACTCTTGACCAAGCAGCCAACCAGAAACCTCGGCCACACGCCCATGTTTTCGCTTGCCCGAACAAACCGCACGTCACCGGCCAGCGACCGAAACTCCTCGTCAGTCCAATCATCATTCCGCCACACCAGCAGGTCGGCCGGCTTCACTGTCTGCCCCCGCAAGGCTTCCAGTTGCAGGCCGATGTTCCGCCGCTTGTACGTGTTGAGGATGACGCCAATTCGGTTCATTCAACAAAACCCAAAAACCATCAATCTCTTGTTTGTAGTTTACGTTTGGCGCAAAAACCACCGAGGCGACAATGGCAATGAAAATTGAACAAATCAAAGCAATCCCAGCGATAACGACCAAGCCAAGTAATTGAACTTCGGATTTCATAGCTTAAATCGGGTCCGGACACGCTGCACAATCAAAGTAAATCGACAAAAACGGTGTTGCCCAGCTCTTTATAGCAATCTCCCAAGTGCTGCAATTTGCCGCCGTGGGCGGCGTCGATGTTCCGGTGATGGTAACTGTAGCGCCTTGGCAAAAGGGTCCATTTTGCGTTGTGGAATTGCCGAGAGTGCAGTTTGTTACAACCGGATTGGATGCCGCGTTGAAAACCTCATCGCACACATAGTAAGCACCGCAAGACGGCGCAGTTCCAGCGTTTGCGTTTGCTGTAGCAGTGACCGACCAGTTTCCTGTAGCCATGTCGTAGCTTGCGGACACAATATCCCACAACGGCCCGCCTGATTGGTAGCCAGTGCCGGGCAAGACGACAGTTACGCCATCGACGCAACCGGGCGGCTCAGTAGGCCCGCTAGACGAGCTGCTTGAAACACCGCTCCCGCAATCACAGCAACCCACCGTTTCTCCAGTCGGCTGCCAGTAATGCAAAATGCGAGTTTCAAGGCAATCGCCATTCCAGCAAACTTCGTATTGCCGGCTCCACCGCTGAAGCACACCGCCCACACATCGCATGTCGTAATCAGTGAACTGGGCACAGCAGTCATCCACGCCGCTGCTACTGCTTGAACTGGTCGGGTCGCACCAATGCTTCAGAACAACGTAGTCGGCTCCCTTGGTTAAAACCGTCGTGCGAACAGACGTGAAGTTGTAGACCTTCTTAGAGATTGCACAACTTCCGGGGTCTGCTTTTATCGTGCGCTCGTGATAATCATCGCCAGTCCCAGCAGCGCTCAAATCCTCGTACCAAAGACTGGCCGGGTCGGCTCCGCAAGGCGGCCCGCTGGCTACAGGTAGTCGGCCAGACATTTTCAGCAGTGCGTAGTCGATTGCGCACTGGCTGAAAGACGGAGTGCAGGGTGACGTTCCGCTGGTCCGGCTGTTCCTGGCCTCAAACGAATGAATCCCCGACAAGTCGATTGCACAGCCATTGGCAACATCGCTCGACGACAGGTAGGCTTTGTAGATAAGGTAAGCAGTCTCGCCAGTGCCCTTGAGCTGGCCAATCGTCTCGCCGTAGGCAATCTCAGCCCCGACCGCTTTTTCAGTGACAGAAGCCAGATTCTCGAACCGGGTAAACCACGGCTCGCAGCACTCTTGGTAATCCGAACTACCGGGAGGCGGGCAGCAGCCTTGGCCAATGCTCACCAGCTCGTAAACGTCCATTTCGCCGGTGTCGGAGCAAGCCAGATGCCGCGCAAATCCCATCGACTGCGCGGGGGCAAACCGCTGGCCGTTCTGAATCTTGGTCCTGGCGATTCCCGCCGTGTCGCGGACAAGGACTTGCCGCACAAACTCGCAGGGACAGCTCTCGCTGGGTAGGTTGGATGAGTGCAGGGCAGCCGCGTCCGAGCAGACCGGCATGTTTTCAAGGAGCTGGATGCGAATAACGTCCATCGGCTCGCAGGTCGGCTTGGTGTCACCCAGCCAATAGTAGTGCCGCTGAAGCGGAAAATGGATAGCAGGAACAAACGAAACCGCGATTGCCCCACCGTTGCCGTTCAGGTCGGTAATCGTGCTGTCGATGACGTTGAAATTATCGAGCGTTCGGTTTTCATCCGGGTCGGCTGAAGTGATACGGCGAAGATAAGCCGGCCCGCCACCTGGAACAGACTCCATAGCGCTAATCGCCAAAGACAGGGCATACAGCTCCGCGCTGTTGATTGCCACGGTAGGCGATGCCGGCAGAACAACCGCAGGAGCCGAACACGTTACGCTCGGGCCGTTCCCGTTGTTCAGTAGCAGGCCGTAGTAGCCTGATACGTCGTTTCGGGCAACGCCGTGAAGTTGTCTCGGGTAAAACGTCTCTACTGTATGCGTCCCAGCTCCATCGCCATTGCCCGCGTAGTCGATTTCAGTAATCGTGTCGTTTGGCGAGGTCCGGTAATACGGTGAAGCCGTGTTTGCGCCGCAAGCTGCGTCTAAAAGATGCGTCACCCTGGCACCGGGCCGCCACAGGCTTTTCAAATCAACATTCACCGCAGCCCAGCTAATCTCGGGCTTGTCAAAATACCCACCAAGCGCGGAAAGGGTATCGACAAATTGTGACAATGACAGCGAAGGTGGTGCTGGAAATGTTGGGCTGAAAATCGAATTACGCCACAGCCGCCGCAGGTCTTGAAGCTCGCAAAGCACAATCCCGTCAGCCAGATACAATCGCCGGCTAATCTGCATTTCCCGGCGTATCAGGATTTCCGGCAAACCATCAACGTCGCCGGAAACCTCAAAGAATTTCCAGTCCTGCCCAGCAGCGTCCACTGCTTCTTCTTCCAGCAGAACAAAGATTTTCCCCGGCCGACTCCATCCAGAAGGGTCGTAAAACTGATAAAGGCCAAGCCTTGGCTCTGGATTCCATTGCGGCAGGACAATCGGTTGCCTTGGTTCGCAGGAAAGCTGTTCGGCAACAGAAACGCCGCTGTCGTGACAGCCAGAAGGCTCAAAAAAGCTGGTGTAATGCCGAGCGATATGCTGCGCAATCTGCCCGTACTGGTCAGGGGCCAGGCAGTGACGAGACGCATACTTTATCTCGATTGAATCAGTCATGGCCAGTATTTCAAAAACTCGGCTGGACGTTGGGGGTTAGCGTGCAGCCGAGCTAGGGGACGAGCCCCTATGTATCGGAAATAGTCGGAGAGCCGCTGCTAGGTAACTGCCTATCAAAGAACCGCATGAACAGCGTTTGAATCCGCCCAGTGTAATCGTTGGTGCTCGACAGGGTGTAGGCGTCGGTCGTTGCCGAGGCCGCGACACCTGGAAACAGAGCTGCGTAGAGCCCGGTATTCCCAAGCTGGCGAACAGTCGCCAAGGTCATTTCGTCAATGTAGAGCTTGTATGTATTGTTGATGGCGGTCGTGAGCCGCACTTGGAATTTCACGATGGTTGGCAAAACGCTCGGAAGCCGGAAAAAGGCAGTGTGAGCCCCGTAGGCCGAATCGCTTACCGCAGTCAGGTTGACTGAAAGGCTGTTGGCTACGCCGGCATCGTCGTTGATAACATTGCCCGCCCCGTCAATCAGGCGAAACTCAATAACGCCGGTTGCGCTCGCCTGCTTTTTCATCCGAACATGAAAGGCGTATTGGGTCTTGGCCTGTGTAGTGATTACCTGCTCCATCGCCGTGAGCTGGGAGCCGTTGCCCACCCAAAACATGGTTCGGTAGGTCAGGCCGGACACGTCTACTGCCGCGCCGTTGGCCTGAGCAATCGAACCGGGGCTGACAGAGCTGTTAATGGTGATGTTCGGCACGTCACCAACCACGCCCACGAATTTGATGGAATGAACGTAGTTTGGGCCCGTGCCAGTAGTCGTGACCTCGACCGAACCAAATCCGACCAACTCTTGAATCGCTGATTGCACTTCCGAGCCGGTAGCATCATAAGGCAGCAGAGCGGTCGTTTGAACATTGCTGCTGGGGTCGGTAATTGTGAGGCTGTAGTAGCCGCTGGTCGGAGTGCCAGTGATAGTGACCGTTTGAGTCTCGAAGTCGGTCATCTTGATAGTGGTATTGATGGTCCCGACCGTGACCACCCAGGACGCCGGCTTGCCGACCGCCAAGGTATCTTCCTCGTCCACCGCGCCGTTCACAATCAAACCGCCAATCACGGCAGGGGAAAAGGTCGTGCTAAGCCCCGAGCCATCCGGCCAGTCTGAGCTGGTGGCGGCAATCTTCGGCTCCCCTCGCACGCTGAGCGCCGAGCCGTTCCATTCCACCCGGAAGGTTTCGGCGTAGGCTAGTTCGGTTGTCTTGCCGTCAGGGTGCTTGGCGCTGACCACGAACGTCGCCTTGGTCGAGGGGCTGGACACGGAAACCGCGCAGGCGTTGTTGTCCACTGACTGCCCGCCAGCCACCATCTGCTTCACCACTTCGTCCAGCGCCGTCGTAATGGTGATGCTATTCAGAGTCGGCTGGTCGGCTTTGACCGTGCGGATAATCTCGGATTGAATCAGGCTTTTGCAGGCCGAGGTGACGCTAGATTGTGCTGAAAGTGAATTGGCAGCGCTCACCAGTGACCCGACATTGGTGTAGCTGTCGGTATCCGTGAGCAGTGTAGACCACGCCGTCAGAATCGCGTCGGCATCGGTCTTGATGGTCGTTGCCTGGTAGGTCTTGAGGTTGTCCAGCAGGTCGGCCACCTTGACGATTCGGCCAAACAGCGTTGAGAAGTTGATTGCCATTGTTAGACCATTTCCTCGTCTTGCTGGTCAGTGTTGATACTGACTTTGTTTTCTTCTTTCGTTGTGTTATCCCAAGGCAACGAGCCCATAGTCAGGTCATCGTCAAACTTCAGCGCCCGGCTCATCAGATAGACAATCCGAGCGTTAATCTGGTACTCGAAATTCTGGCCATCAGGAGCCAGAACAGGGGCGCTAAACTCCGGCTGAAACTCGTCGAGCGAATAAGTAATCCCGTTTACGTCGGTATATTCTTCGTCGATTTTTGGCAGCTTAGGCTGGCCGCCAACTCGCTTGGCCATCACAAAGATGTTCTTGCGGCAAATCGGGGCGTGAAGCCGAGCGATTTTTACGTCATCTTCTTCGATGCTCGTCCCCGAGGAGCGTTTGATTTTCGGCAGGGCCACTTTGCCGTAGTCGTTACCGTAGTCGATTTTCAGCTCGCAATAGGTGTACGGCAGGGCTTCTTGCTCCTCGCTCTTGCGATTTTCGTAATCGCGGTTAGGAGGGGGAGGCTCTTGGCCTAATTCTTTGTCGTTCGGGCTTACTCGGACTTTCGCCGGCTCATCATCAACGGTTGGGTAAATCCGAGCCCCGGTTGGCCCAGTGTATCCCCGGGTGTCCGGTGTCATGTGAACCGGCCAACAGCCATCTTGGAGGAACTGCGCGAACACGCCATAAGGCGGAGCGTCCTCGTAACCCCACGGGTCAGGCGCACCGCCGCGATTCTGCCCGCCGCCCCACAAATCTCGGTTAATCGTCCCGTCATCAACCCGAACGGACGTATCGCCATTAAGCACGAACACAGAAGGGAGCAGACCGAGCCGGTCGTAAACTACCTTGGCAATCCGCTCGTTTGGCCCGGGGTCTTTGCTGTCCTTGATTCGCCGGAATTGGACTGCAAACTCGACCACATTGTCATGCAGCACGTCGGAAACTTGAATATGGTCGCAAATCACTTCAAGGTCTTGTTCGCCAATCTTCCCAAACTTGCCAATGCGAGACTCGGCGACTGCAACAGCACCCATCAGCAGGTATTTTTTTGCCGTGCCTGGCTGGCCGACCATGCGAACGGAGATTGAACCCTGAGAGACAACACCATCGAGCCCGGTCGCTTCAGTGTGATTGCCTTGGAAATCGACCGCAGGCCACGGAGGAGCCGCATACCGCTGCCGGTCAATTACACGATAAGCAACGTCTAAGCCATCTGAGCTGTGAGTAAACGAAATGCTTTCCCGCTTATAGCCATAGGTCAGCATTGGCAGCAGCAGGTAACGCACGCTGGTATCCCAGAGCGCGGGGTGTGCCACCCGAGCGCGGCCAATCATTGTGCGAGTGTTGTAGAAACTGCCGTCCCGTGTTTCTTCGATGCTAAATCGGTTTGAGAGCAGTTTACGGTTGACCGAGCCAAAGGCTTTCGGGCCTTGCAACTCGTTATTCAAAATCGTATTGAATTGCTGGACGTTTCCGAGACTGCCACAGAATAGCACGCAGACTTCAATCGAAAACGTGACGCGATAAGCCTTATTGGCGATGACGTGACGAATCGAGACGTTTCGCGGCTTAGGGCCGTTGTTGAGGTCAGTCGAATCGAGGAAATACGCGCCGACTTCTTGGTTAAGACCAATCTCAGCATTTGCCCGAAGTAGCGTATTGCCGCCCTGAACGTACTTAAACTCTCCCCGAGGGACCGAAAGGACAGTGTGGAGCGCAGCCATTTTATCCTGGCTGTTCCAATGGTTAATGTCCGTGCGATTGAAAACAGCGCCGTGACATTCTTCCCAGTCCTCAATATCTTCTGACACTAGCGTTTCGACTGTAATGTCAAATCGAGTGTAAAGCCGGTCGGTCCTGCTTTCGTCGTACTCGACCGTTTGGTCAAATTGAGTCGTGAGGCAGTTTCTCAGCCAAACGCCGTTGTAGTAAACGTCAGTACCCGCAACATCTTCAGGCATTACCCATCCCCCGGGTTCATGTGAGGAGGAGCAAACACTGGAGCGACTACCCGGGCTGGCGGTGCCGGCGATTGCACGTCAGGGCCTTTGACTGGACGGCTCTTGATATTCGGGTTAGGCCGCCGAACCCCATCGGCAATGGCGACATTGGCCCGCAATGCCATAAAGTCCCCAAAATTCATTACCGCCGCTTTGCGCTGCAAAAATGCCCTATCGCGGTCGCTTTGCTCGTCAATCTGCCGCAGCCGTTGCTGCTCGACCATATTGAACGGCGCTCGCATCCAGTAATACAGATTGCTCACCGAGACGCCGAGCCCGCTCACGGCCGGCAGCATTTGGCCGACATACCGAACCAAAGGAGTGACAGCATCCATCAGCTCTGATGTGACGCTGTTGAGAACATTGGTCATCAGGTCGCGGAACGGTTGCATTGCCCGTTCGAGCTTGTCGAGCGATTGCGTAAGCCGCACGAACGAACCGCCCGTGTTTTGCGAAGATTGAATGTCCCGCCCGATTCGCCCTACTTCCAATCCGGCAAGCGCACCACTCATCGAGCCACTGTAGCGGGCTGTTCCTCGCTGGGAGTCAACCAACAACGAGCCAAAACCATGCAGGGCCTTGACCGCCACCGCAGCCGCCCCAGCAAAGGCAGTCAGGGCTGGCACGACCGTAAGAATCCGGTTGGTAAATTGGCTGACAGCTTGCTGAGCTGATTGCGGGTCGGCCCCGCCCGTGCCGGCAGACGAAAAACCGATTCCCTGCTGCTGCATCATCGGCTGCTGGTAGTTGTAATCATTCCCTCGGAACGACCGCCCAAACGAGGACTCGCCGAGATTGCGCTGATTCGCTCGCCGCCCGCTGCCACCGCCTTGGCGTCGATTGCGAAACACTTTTCCGGTCGCTTGACGGAGAGTTAATCCCATCGCCTTGCGCCGGCGAAATCGAGTGCCGGCGCGACGCCGCAGACGCCGAAAGCCACGGCTCGCCCCGCCAGCGACACCGCGACTGACAACCGCTCGGCCAACTACCCCGAGCCCAGCGCGAACTGCCATTCCAGCTAAAGCGCCTACGATAGGTAGAGCCACTTTTTACCGTCCTTTCGTTTTCGCTTGAGCCATCTTGTGCAGGTAATGGCCGTAAGATGAATCACTGACAGTTTCAGTGAAGAAATCCAGCGGCCGGACAGTTCCAAAAATCTCCATCGCACAGGCTTCGGCCCCAGCTCGAACCGCGTCGGCCTGCCTGATTTTCATTCGGTGGCCGTTCAGGGCGAGCCCGACGTATCGCTCGTAATCGTATCGCTCGATGCTTCTGAGGTCGCATCCGACGCAGCACGCCAGGTCGGCAAAGGTCCGATATTTTTTTTTAACGAGTCGATGTAATCGGCATACTGCCCCAGCAGCCGCATCAGCTCGTCATGGGTCAATCCGGTTTGCTTGTCAGGGTCGAAGATTTGAACCCGAAACACGTCAGCAATTGCGTTGAGCGTGATTTTGTAGGCTTCCACGTCGCCGCGTTCGGCCGCAATCGGGTGAACGTCCCAGCGGCAGGTCGGGTGCGTCTCAATCCGCATTTGAATCGCCAGCGGGTCATCGCTGCGCATGCGGGAGCCGTCCCAGTAAGAAAACAGATTGCGCTTGCGGCGCGTAAACCGTCGCCAGAGAAACCCGAGCATTGTTACCCCCTCAAAAAACTTAGGTGTAGGCCGCCCAATCCTTATCTTCAAGAATCCCGGCCCTGGGATGACCGCAAGGCGGCCTGTGGCACTCAAACGACAGGGACCACTCAGAGAACTTGGTCCCCTCGGTGACTTCGTGAGCCTGAATCGGCACCGCACACCAGAAATTGCGCACGTCTGCGGCCAACTCGGTCTTGAGTAGCAGCCGCATCGAGGCCCCGGTCAGTATGAAATCGCCAATGGACGTTTGCGGGACTGTACCATTGGTGGCCAGCATCCCGCGTTTGCGAACCGTCTCAAGGTTTCCGGCATTAAACGTCGTAAGCGAAAAAGACACGATGACGATTTCGCCGAGGTACTGCTTTTCGATGGGCGGGCCCTGGTGGCCGCCGTTACGGTCCCCGTGAACGTCGATGTAATACGGATGGTTTTGATAACGCACGCCATCGGTCGCCACGCCAAGAGCCAATAGCGCACCGCTGAATGGGCTGGCGATGTAAATGTCATGCGCCCCAGTCTTGTACGTTGGGTGGCAGGTCAGCGAGTAACTGTATGCCATTTGTCAGCCTCAGTGCGATGTATGAAAAACAGGGCGGGCAGCAAAAACTTGCCACCCGCCCCGGTTGCTATGGTGTAGGTAGCTGCCTATGAACTAGGCGGCCACACTCTCAAACTTGAAGCAAGAGGCGGGAGCGATGATTCCAGCAAACTGGTCGCTCACGACATTGCCGTCGATTCGGCGGTTCTTCGGGTCGTTCATCGTCTCGACGGTCATATCCTCGTACAGGAACACCATCGCCGAGCTGAAGGAAGGACCGCTGTTGGCCTTGGCCATCAATCCGCCTGGGCGGCTCAACAGGTAGACCGTGTTGTCGGCACACACCCAAGAGCGGGTCGCGGTGGTCGCATTTCGGCGAGTCGTGACCATGACGGTATCTTCGACCACAATCGGGATGCCGTAGAGCAGCGAAGGCAAGCCGTATTCCGAGTAGTCGGGCAGCTCGTTCTTCCAGTGCTTCAGGGCTTCAGTCGAGTGCTTGATTGCATCGACCATTTCCTGACATTCGCCAATTTTGCGGGCGGTGGTGGGGTTCATCACCAGCCGCAAATCGCTCTTGGTCTTGACCACGCCGAGAGTATCCTTGGCAATCAGGTCGCGGGCGAAGTTGATGGACTTCTTAATGTCCATCCGAGCGGTGGTGGACTGGTCCCAGCGGCCAGAAACGCCAGTGATGGCGGTTACGGCGCTGCGGTGGCCAGTGTCCCAGTTGGCATTGGTTTCCAAAGCCAAGTGAAGCTGTCGGGTCCGAGCGGTCATCGCCTGCTGAGCATGGTTGGCAGCTTCAACCGCCTTGATGTCCCAGCCGGCTTGCTCGACAGCCTTTTGACCGAGCCGGAAGCTGAAGTTGTACCGTGTGGTACGGTAGTCGGCCCAAGCAATCGACTCAAGCCCGTCGTTATGGCTTGGGCGGTCTGCACCGTCAGGCCAAACAAACTCGTCCAATCCGCCACCGACCAAACGACCAGCCTGCTCGGCGGTCATGCGGAGGTAGTAGCCCGCATCCTTTTTGACTTCCCGATATTGGGCGTATCGGGCCAAGGGAAAATCCTTGGGATTGCGAGAGTATTGGGTAATCAAGTAGCCGGTGGCGGCATGGTCCTTGATGTAGACGTTACTGTTGCCCGGTTGAAATGCTGCGCCGACGGCCATCGCTTTTTATCCTCAAAAACGGTTTGTTTGTACGAAAAGAACAGAACCCCCGAGAGCAGCGAACTACGGTGTTTGGCCGTGTTCCAAAATCACCTTGCAGAGCTGGCCAGAAGAAGCGCCGGCCCGAGCTACTGCTGAGTAGCGGTCATTGGACGAGCAAGCGACAGCCGCGCCGTTGGCATCGGGCTTGAGGTACTGGCCGGCCTGAATCGTGCCGCCAGCAACCACTTCGCAAGTCTCGCCCATGCCAAACACTCGGCAGTATTCGCCAGTGGTTGCAGCCGGCCCTACAGAGCCGCCAGGAAGAACCGGGTCTTGCGGGGCGTAATCGCTCACGCCAATCGCAACGTCACCGGCATCGCAAACTTCGATTTTGTAGTCGTTGTTTACGAGGATATTGACAAAGACCGAGACGGGAATGTTCTCGCTCGCTACATAGGAAGGTGCTACGTGGGTCATCTGAACAGGCTCTCGCTATTGGGGGGTGTATGGTGAAAACAGGGTGAAGTGGAAGCGGTCTGCTTACGACCGGCGTTGGCGGGCCATGCTCAAGGCCGTGTCCCAGTCAATCCACTCGCCTTGGTTGATTTTCTCGTTGAAAATGTCTTGAGCGTTTGCACACTCGGCAGCGAACCGAGCGGTGTCGCGCTCGTTCATCGGCAGCTCGCCACGGGGCACACTTGAACCAGCCAAGGCGTCAGCCCGAGCGCCAATCTTTTCGAGCGAGTCGCAGTGCTTCTCAAACTCGCCGTCGCTCATTTCCGAGCCGGCCGAGTAGAGGCACTTTTCCAGCTCCTCCTCGGAGTCAATCACGCTGTACCGGCTGGCCAGCGTCTCGATTCGAGCTTGCCGCTTCACGTCAGAAGCGTTGCGGTGCTCGGCTTCCATTGCAGAGGTCATTTGGGAAATCGTGCCCATCTGCTGACGGAGCACGTTTTCCAATTGGTCGATGCGAGCTTGGTAGCGGTCCACATCGACGTAGCGCTGGGCGGAGAATTGCTGGGGCTGTTGGTTCATATCGTCGTCGTCCTCGATTGGGGTGAGTTCATCGCCGTCGCCATCGCCGGCAGGAGCGCCACCCATTGCGCCGGGAGGCATTTGCGGGGCAGCACCAGGAGCGCCAGCGGGAGCACCGCCCATCGCGCCAGGGTCGCCAGAGCCAAGGTCGCCGCCACCCAAGCCAGTGCCTTGAGTCACAAACTGCGGCATGGAGCGAATGAATTGAATCTCGGGCATTTGCTCAATCGCTGCCACAATCGCCGCAATGTCTTGGTCGCTGATGCTTTGGCCGTTCATTTCGTCCTCTTGGCTTGGAAAATTCGTTTCGTCGTCGTAGTGGGTCTTGTCCACATTGGTATTGGACCCGCCCGGAAAATATGCCGGTGCCACGACCGAGTAGCGCTCAATGTCGGCTTCCTCGGTCGAGTCGTACTTGGCCGGCATCGCCAGCCGAGGAGCCTTTGCCCCCAGCGCCGCAATCGGGTCAAACCATCGCTGGCCCGTGCTGCGGAGCGTGTTCAGTTCAATCGAACGGCGAGGCGCGGATTGCACGTCGTTCAATCGGTCTTTGCGGTGGTACTCGTCTCCGAAGATGGCAAAGACTGGCTTTTCGTGCCCAATCATGCCGAGGCGATAAGGGCCGGCAAATCCAATCACGTCCGGGTCTTTTGCGG